TTTTAAGGGTATGCATAATCTCCAATTCTCATGGCTTGAAAAACAAGTTGAGGATGGGACTAAAGACCAAGATAGAGTATCAGCTATTGCGAAATACCTTTCTAGCTTTAGTTTTAGTGATGAAGATGGAACTTCATCACAAGATCTTAGGGAAGCTACTAATAAGATTCCCTCTGACTTCCAAGCTGAGATAGTTACTTCTCAATTTGGTTCCATAGTTTCTGAACTATGGTTAAAGATTTCGGTAGATAGAGAATTCTATTATACTGAAAAATTACCATCTGTAAAATATACAGTTGGGAATGGAATGGGTACTTATACCTCATTTTCCATGCTAGCAATTACTAACCATTTATGGGCTAGAACTGCTATACGTCTTTCAAAACTTGAAAGATCAAAAACCGACATCCTATACTTAGTGATAGGTGACGATTTTGTTTGTAAGAATTTAACTCTTGCAAAAATCTACCATGACATCGTTACGAGTCTTGGTGTTTATATATCTCCTACTAAAGGATATACATACGAAACCTCCAAAATCTTTTTAGAAAGAGGTTCTTACATTGGTATACCCAATGTTGTTGAAATTGCTAAACGCATTTTCATTGATGGAGTTGAGATAACTCCTATCAAGGTTGCCAAATTATTATTATTCTTTGGCAAACCCATTGACTTCAAGGATGGTTTAGATCTACTTGAAGAAAAAGGTTTTGAATTAAATCATAACCTTATTTGTAAGCTGGCATTGCTAACTTACGAGCCTAATAGTGCGATTTCTCACATTATTTCCCCACATTCCCCTTGTAATTTTATTTCAAGGATATATGAGACCCTACAGTTTACTGATAGGGTATCTTCTAGTGTATATGTAGAATATTCACCAGGATTAAAGATTTCAGATGATTCTGAAAATCTTCTTTTCAAAAATTTAAAATTTTTTGATTTAAGTTTCGAAGAAGTTTTTAACTTTTATTTCGAAATTCTTAGAAAACAGGTTTTCGTAAAACTTAAACCCGTTATCCAGGAACTATATACCTTCGTTAATGGAGATATATCTTCTGAAATTGAGGACAGACTTGTTCTCAATGTCAATAAAAAACCTTTACTCTTAAATAAAGGTTATAAGCAATTAGATATTCTAAAGCTTATTCTTTTCATAACAACCGTAGATACGGTAAATGAAATTATAAAACAATTAAACAATTGTTTTTATGACAACTCTTTTATCAAAAAAGTTATTGATAAGATTTGTTCTGTCCACATTCTAAAAAATTTAATTTTAGGAGGTAGATCAACCCCTACAGAAATTTACGAATCTTCTGTATTGAGGGATCTCGATTCACTATGTATGAAAATACGTACTGAAAAGAAAATTATATCATACGATTCAATCGTTGATTTATTATCAGGAGTTTCATCTCCTGATAGAACTTCCGATAAATTTAAAAATTTCTTCGGAAATTATGAGAAAACTGACTCTACGTCAGAATTCTTACAAAGTAGAGAAGGTTTCTTATCTACTCTTTCTCATGACGTACAA